ATACCGAGGCCCGCGATGATTGCACCGACGTCGGTAGAGGTGAACGCCGCGGTCGCGGAGGTGACGGTCTGATTGGAGTTGGTGGCACCATCACTGACCGTTCGGCCCATCTTCGCAGCCGGCACGACCTCCCAGACTCCGAAGTTATATCCGCAGAAATCGCCGGGGTTTACCTCTAAGACTTGACCGGGGGCGACGATGATCTCGGCGACGGTAGCCGCGCCAGCTTTGGCCACAATGCCGATGGCTGCACCGCCAGGCAGCACTGAGGCCCAGTCAGTGTTGAACTGGGTAGCGAAGCTGGCCACCGAGCCTTGGCTGTACGGCGTAAAATACCTGCGGCGGACGGCGGCGTTGATGAACTGAACGAGGGTGCTGGCCATTAATTACTCCTAAACGTCTAGTTCGCGCCCAACTGCACGCCGATGTTGGCTTCCAGGTAGGTGATCCGTTTCTCGCGGACCAGCCCCCACCCTTTGCCGGTGGTGGCGACCACGTTGAACGGGCACAGGTCCCACAGCGAGTCGTCGATGGTCTCGGACTGGAGCGCTTCGATCACCGGCCCGTTCTGGTCGGTGATCGTGGACATGGCGCGCCGGGACTGCTCCTGGTCGACGGAGGAGAGGTAAAACGTGATGCGCATAAACCACGCAGGCGGAACCTGCAAGTAATCGGCGAACGTGGCCCTGTCAGGCTGTATGCACAGCAACGGCAGCGCGATGATCGGGTCGGGTTTGAACCACCGCACATCCCAGCCGGCGTACATCGGGGTGATGACCGGCAGTAGCCGCTCCACCAGGGCATCCGACAGCGCCACGATGTCGGCCATCAGCCCAACCGGGTCAGTTTCGGCGCTAGTTTCGGCGCCAGTTCCATCGGGGTGGCCGGCGGAACGTAAAGAGTGCCACCCGGGACGGCGTACTGACGGCACAGACCCTGCGCCACCGAGATCGGGTCGGCGGAGATCAGCTCAATGTTCGGCCGGTAGTACAGCGTGGCGAGGGTTTCGCAGGCCTGCTCGATGGGGCCGGGAATGGCGTGCCAACCCCACAGTGCGGTGACCCGAACGGACGGGGCGCGCCCGGACAGCGGGAACTCTCGGATGCGGCTGGTGGTGGTGATCGTGGTGTAGGGCCAGCCGTTGAACCGGACGTACGGTTCGGGTTGCCACTGACCCGACGTCCACACAACCCCATAGGTGCCGTCGTGGTTGTCGTCAGTGGCGACCACAACACCGGCGGCGGAGTCGAAATCGCCGACGTAGGTGCAGGTGCGGTCGGTGGCGTCGAACAGCCGGGCCGATGGGGCGGCGTCCTGGTAGAAGTATCGTCCGGTCCACAGGTCGATCTGCCTGGATGCTGCCCCGATGGCCCGTTCGCGTTCGGCGGTGTGGGTGTAGGTGGTGTCGCCGACAGCGGACTGCAACGCATTGACAGTTAGGTACCCATTAGTCAACATCGAGCGGTACAATTCTTTCGTGGCCTATTACATTTACAGGCGCGTTTCCGTTGATCATCCGCTTGCTCCAATCAACGGTTGCATGCTAAGCAAAGACGGCCGTACCGTGAGCGTCGGCCAACATCGATTGGTGCTTTTCGAGAAGATCGGCCCTGGGCAACATCCGTGTCATTGGTGCGGTGCAAGTCTTGAATGGCGCAAGGGTGTCCGCGCTGGAGTTATCACCGCCGACCACCTGAACGGCGACAAGATGGACAACCGGCCCGAGAATCTGGCACCGGCCTGCAACGGGTGCAATAGTATTCGCGCGCGCACCAAGTTTCGGCCGCCGATTGCCGCCGATGAGATTACAGTTATGAGGACTGCTGGGCGCACGCGGGCCGTCGAGAGGAAATGCCAGGAGTGCGGTGCCCGCTTCATCGCGGTCATGTCTCTGGTGAGCCACGGCGGCGGCCGTTATTGCTCGATGCACTGCGTTGGCTTGATGTCCAGCCGACGACGCTGGGGCTGAGCCATTCACCAACGACACGGCTCGTCACCTCCGCCCCGTGATTACGTGCTCGTGCGGACGGAGGGCAGGGAGGAGAGGCTTAACCGAGCATGCGCAGGGTGATCGGGATCAACCCGGCACCCCGCAAAACGTCGAACGCCTCCGCCGTCAACTGACAATCCGGGCAACACCCCACCGGGGTTGGCCAGTCCTCCCAGTCCTCCACCAACGTCCGGGCCTGCGCACACGTGGCATCCCGGAACACATCGGCCAGGGCGACACCATTGACATCAGTACCGAGTGGGAGGTTGGTGGTGGGATCGGTCGGGTAGATCGCACCGACCAACGCCTTGTCGATCACCATCGACGCCCTGGCCATCAGCCTCGGGGAAAACTCGGGGACCGCGACACCCACGTAATCCGTGTAGTTGTCGATCGTGGCGTACACGGGCACCGCGACCTCCTAGCTGAAGTGCCTGAGCAGGTCGGCCTTCGACATGCCCTCGGCCTCGTCGTACGACAGGTCCGAGTTCGCCTCGGCGTAGGCCACCCAGACAGCCTTGGACTCGGCCGGCTTCGGCTTCCCGGTAGGGGCGGCGTCGGGGATGACGTCACCGACGGTGTCGGCCGCCTCGTCCCGCAACTCGATCGGGTCGGCGTCAGGGTTCTCGTGCTTGAGACGGGCGTACTCCAGGCCGGCCAGATGCTCGCGTTCCAGCCGGTCCCGCTCGTGCTCGTGGACGAGTACCGGGTCATCATCGGACGGCTCCCACGGAGAACCGTCCTCGTTGACCCGTACCGCTTCACCCTTCGCCACCTGGTCGGCGACGCCCTCGTGCAGCGGCAGACTCATCGGCCAGATCACCCCGCCCGAACCGCGGATGTGAACGATCTCCTCGTTCACATCCACCGGCTGTACGTCCTCGTCAGCCGCCTTGTCGTGGGTGCCCATCAGGCGTTGCGCGGCACCCGGAATGCCGTGATCGTCGTGTTCGCCGGGGTAGCGGATACCACGTTCAGGGTGCCGTCGGACTGCTCCACCCGAGCACCGGTGAACGGGCCGAGCCAGCTAGTGCCGACGGGGCAGGAGAACACCAGGTCGCCCTGACCGGCCGACAACGCGGGCGGGTAGGTGCCGGCCTTCACCGTGACGGTGGTAGTAGCGGTGGCGGTGACGACACGGAGGATCACTTCCCCCGCCCGCACCCCAGCACCGGAAGTGGTGACCGAGTTGTTGCCGGCACCGGTGAGAGTGCCGGCCGGGTCGGCAAGCAGGCCGTTGGGGACCAGTTGAGAGAGTGCATACGTAGCCATGGAGGCTTACTCCTAAAGGTTTGAGTCGTACGCCGAGCAGGTTTGGACTATTCCCGAATCAGGCAATCGTGACCGGGCAGACCGCCAGAGCGTCGGGCCGGATCGTTTTGCAGCCATACAGCGCAAGGCCTTTTACGGCATCCGCGAATGAGCTTTGCGGCCGATATGCCTCGGTCTTGTTGATCTGCTCGGCGAACGTAATGGCCTGCGGAACACCAGCCTGAACGGCGTAGATGTTGGCGGAGATCACGGGGACGTTGTTCGACATCAGAACGTCGAAACCAGCGGCCCGGCCGACCATGCCGTTGCGCAGAGCTTCGCCGGAGTCGCCCGACTCGTTGACTCGAATGAACCGGTTGTCGCGGATCAGGTAACCCTGCACGATGGGGGGCAGGATGACGTAACGCTGCGCCGAGGGGACGTTCGCAATGTCCAGTGCGATCTTCAGTGGCACCAGGCAGTGGTCGTAGACGTTGGTCCACGTGGTCGCGGTGGCGTCGGTGACCGTGGTGCCGGTGACGTTGTTCGCGGCCTCGGTGTACTTCGCGGCGACGAACTGGTCCATGACATCGGCCAGTCCGTACGCGGCCTCGACGGTGGCCTCGGGGAGCACGTTGCCGGCGGCCTGGCGGGCATCCACATCATCAACTTCGAACGCCCAGTACTTCACCTGGTCGATGACCAGGGAGCGGTCCGCATCCACGATGGCCTGCGGGGTGATCACCGTCGAGTTCGGCACGTAGGTGCCGATGGTGGGCCGGGAAATGCTGGTGATACGCACGGTGTCGCCAGCGGATGCGATGTCGCCTTCGTAGTTGCGGTTCACGACTCCGGGGGCGGCGTAGATGAGGGACTTCTTCAGGGATTCGAGTAGAGCAGCGCTCCACACCTCTGGGATGAACGACGAGATTGCCATGATCGTTTACTCCAACAATGGTTATCCGCGCACGCCGGATAACCCCGTCCGTAAGTCCGGAGGGGTTTAGCGGTTGCTATTCGGAAAGGTGTTTAGCCAGCCCCGATGCCGAGGCCGGTCAACTGGCCCGCCTTACGGGCCTTGTCAATATCGGCCGGTTTCATGGACCGGACTTGTTCGAGGGTGAGCTGGTTGGATCCGCCGGACCGGCCGGGGATCTCCGCGCCTGACCTGCGGGACGGCGCCACCGGGGCGTCGACCTTCAGGCGGGGGTTTGCTTCCATCGCGGCGGCCACGGCCGACTCCAGGTCGGCGGCGAACGTGGGCGATGCGGGGTCGAGCTTCCCGAGCGCACCGGATGCGGTGAGGACCGCTTCGGTGAGTGCCGGGTCCGCGCTGGCCTTGGACAGGACGGCGGGGAGGGACGCCCGGATGGTGAGCTGTTTGATCTGCTCGTCCTTCTGGGCGGCGATCAGAGCCGTCTCAGCCTGGGCGGCGGTCAACTGCTCCGCCAGCTGCGCCGGATCCGGGGGTTGGTTGGCGTCCGGGTTGAGGACCGCGTTGAGCTTGGCCAGAACTTCCTTCAGGGACTCAGCCTCAGCCATCTGCGTCGCCTGAGATTCCTTGAACGCCGCCGCCGCCGCCTGTTCGTCGCGGAGCTGCTCGCGGTACGTCGCCGCCTCCTTGCGGGCCCGAGCGAGTTCCTTCTCCTCGCGGGAAGGCTGCTTGGGCTCGTCACCGTCGTCGCCCTTGTCGGCCGTCGGCGCAGCTGCGGCCGATGGCTTGATGGCAGGCATGTTCGCCGGTGAGGGTGCTGGCGGTGCCGGGGTCGGAGGGGTTGCTGGTGCCGTTGGGTCAACGGGCGCCGTCTCTGCGGGAGCGGTCATAGTGTCGGGACTCCGTTGGATACCGGGTCGCCACCGGGGCGATCCGCTTGTCACCCACCACCGGGGCGGGAGGAACGTGGAGACTGGATTAGTTCCAGTCAGTGGGGATGCGTGAACTGAGGCCTAGCGCCTTTGCCCTTTTGCGGATGTACGCCCGGATGACGCCCTGGTCGCCCTTCGCGTGTCCGGCGAGCCGGATGGCGTTGGCGAGGTCTGTGCCGTTTTCGATGGGGAACCGCGGTGGGCCGCCACTGGGGTTGGGTAGGGCGTGGCCCTTGGCTTTGGCGTTACGTCGCTGCTCGGCGCTGTAGTCGGCCACCAGGCCTCCCGAATGTCAGACGGCGCGCACGGAGCAGCCACAATTATGGGTTATAATTCCGTTGCCGATGAACCATCCGTCCACCGTTTCAAGGTTGTATACGTGACCGCTAAATGGATACCGCCGGACCTCGACGATCTGGTCCGCAGATACCTCTCTGGTGAGAGCGTGAAGGCGCTCGCAGAATCCTTCGGAGTCAGCCGCACGGCCATAACGGGGGTCCTCGTCAGAAATAGAATCCAGACTCGGGGATCCAGCGAGGCTATGCGTGCCCACATGAGCCAACTGCTGCCCGAGGAACGCTCCCGCCGGGCCACTGCCGCTCACGACGCCGTCCGAGGGAGGAAGGCCACTATCGCCCAGCTTGAGTCCCGCGCTCGGAGCCTGGAAAGCGGACTCGGCGGCAACATCTCTCCTGCCGAATTGAAACTCGGCAGCATGCTTCGGGCAAAGGGACTCGACGTCATACCCCAGAAGGCCATCGGCAAGTACAACGTGGACCTCGCTGCCAGCTCCGTCGCCGTGGAAGTCCTGGGGGCAAGTTGGCATCGGGTCAAACGCCATGGAGAACGTCTGCGCTACTTGCTCGATAGTGGGTGGGACGTGGTCTTCGTGTGGGTGGACGGACGTTACCTCCCACTCGGGCCCGGTGCTGCTGAGTACATCCATTCCCACATACAGTTCCGCGAGGGCAACCCAACCGCTCCGCGTTGCTACAGGGTGATTCGGGGTACCGGTCAGTTCCTTGCCGGAGGCGGTGAGGATGGCGACGACATCCCCGACGTAATCCCGAACAGTGACCGCCCTGATGTTGCTCCGGCCGAAGTCCCGTTCGGATTCTGCCGGTGTGGCTGTGGTCGACGAACGAGCCTGGCGAAGGTGACTAGGCACGACCGAGGAGACATCCTCGGACAACCGGTGCGCTATATCAGCGGTCACAACCCGCGCCGAAATTCTGCTTGACCCGATCAAACAATTTGGATGCCGGGGGGGCAGCGACAGTTGACCGGGTCGGAAGATGGAGCCGTCCAGTGGAGAGCATTCGGGGCAGGTGCCGCCCACCCACTCGAGCAGCCCGGTGCGGGATTGGGCTGCCGCCTGGTCGGCCTGTGCGGCCCCGGCGCGGCGTCCCTTGCCGGCGGCGCGGTGCTGACGCAGATAGCGACGTTCCTTCGTGACGGCGCCGGTGAAGTCGCCCCGTACAGCGGCGTCGGTGAGGCGTTGCGCGGCGGCGAGGAGGTAGCGGGCCCGCCACAGCGGTTCGTCGGCGGCGACCATCCGCACCATCGACACATCCGCACCGGCCGGCGACGGGCTGGGCGATCCCCAGCGGGTGCGGCCGGTCAACGGCGGGTCCATCGTCAACCGGCTCGCGGCGCGCACAGCACGCCGTGACAGCCCCAGCGCCATGAGGCGGCCCATCAGTGCGGCGGGCAGCGTCACGGCGTGCACGGCGGCGCTAGAGGCCAGGTAGGCCGCGATGGCGACGACGACGGCCTCTTGAGTCGGGGACAGGCCCTGGTCGGGTCTGCGGGCTTGGTAGTCGGCGTACGGGTATCCGACGACGGTCACAGGTCAGGCGACGTCGCTGCCGACACCGGTTGGGTCATCTGACTGCCCCGGCGGGTCGATCTGATCCTGGGCGGCGAGCTGCGGCGGAACCGCACCCGTCGCCGGCTGCTCACCCTCGATCAGGGCAACCTCGTCGTCGACCCGCTCACCGTCCCAGTCGTTGTGCACCAACTCCACCAACGTCCTCGTGGAGGCGGCGTCAGCGGCACGCAGCATGGACGCCGTCTGCGCGCGGACCAGCTGCGATTCGGAGACGGTGTCGGCGAATCCCACCGTCACCGGTAGGTCCGGGTTGCCTTTGCCGCCGAACTGGATGTTGTCGACCGAGATCAGGATCCAGGCGAGGTCACGCAACGCTCGGTTCCAGGCACGCAACTTGCCGTTGCGGGTGTTCTGGGTGTGAATCTGCCGCGCCCACGACTCCGTTGCCGTCTGGGAGGCGCGTGAGGTCGATTCGAGGCCGAACGTCTGCAGGCTGTAGCCAGCACCGCCGACGATGCGTTCCATGATGGCTTTCGCGGTTTCGGCGTGCTCCTGGAACCGGATCTTGAACTGTGTCGTCTCCAACTGAAGCGGACCGTCCGGCGGGGACGTCAACCCGACATACAATTCTTTGTCCAGGTCGAACACGGCACCCTTACCCAGCCCCCGGTTGTCCATCATGTGCATCGGCACATGAATCCGAGACCGGCCGTGGCGCACGTCGCGTAGCCAGGACGAGAAAACGTCGTCGAGGGCGTCGAGGTCTTGCTCGCACCCGGAGATGTCGGCGACACCCAGATCGCGGGCCGCCGGGAGGTGCCGCCAGGTCACGGTGCGTTTGTTCTTCACTCCGACCACGTCGAGCCGGTCGATACCAGTTTCGATTCCCGAGCCGGGACGGTCCGGGTCGGCGACCATGGCTTGGTCGGCCACGTCCGCTGTCTGCGGATAGGCCGACAGTGGGACCACACGACCCAGGTTGTGGACGTCACCCAGGTAGGCGGCATGCCACACGTAGCCCGGTTCGTGTAGCTCGAGGTGCCGCAGAACCGAGCCGCTCTGGTCCCACTCCCGCACGAACGTCACTTCCATGAGGTGCCCGTACTTGTAAACCGGGAACGCAGCATCAGCATCCACCACGGACAGCAGCGGCCCGTCCGGGTCGATGTCGCGGTCCCACCCGACCCGTAGATAGACGTGCCCGAGGGCAGCGCACGTTTCGGCGGCTTCGTGGAGTTGAGTGCCAGCCCGATCCGAGACCAAGTCGTCGAGACGCAGTTGGGTGTCATCGTCGTCGACGGTGAGCGTCGGCGGCTGGGCGAACACCAGATCGGCCGACACCTGGGCGATCTCCGCCGCCACCGGAACATGCAACTTGGACCGCTGCTCGCCCGGCTTCGGGGGCTGCCCCCAGAAGAAGCGCCGCCACACTGAGGCGAGGCCCCCGGTAGCCCACGACTGAGCGCTGAATGATTGTTCGGCGGTGCTGTATCCGCCGTATGCGCGGGTCAGTTCTTCGGGGTCACCG